CGTTAGATGTTGAACCCATCATACATTTACCAATAATTTTACTACCTAACCTTAAACAAGTCTTTGTTACTCTCCAGTTATTTAAAATATTATTTGGTTTTATCCATTTACCACTTTCATCGTGAACTAGTAATAATAATTTTTCCCCATCATAAGAGTTGTCATCTGTATTTTTCCAGTCTATTGTAGTATCTAATCCATCCATCTCATCCTCATCCACATCATACATATTCTTTTTTGTAATCTTAGACGCAGGAACTCTATAGGCTAACTCAGTCTTTGGTTTATCCATACCATCCTGAATTGGTTTGAAAAAGAATGGAAGTCTATTTGATATAGGTACTACTTTGTCTGTAAACATTTTCTTTGCATCAGAACCTGTTTTAGAAAGTATACCTACTCTTGAATCTCTCGCTAGTGTAGCTGTATTGACACATTCAGAAGAGCCCATAAAAGAAAAGCCTGAACGTCTTATCTTTAAATATATCATTCCAAAACTTCTCTTGTCTGCCTTACAAGCTTCCCAATAAATAAAAAAAATTCGATTTGCTTCTCTATAATCTGGATACCCTACATCAATACTGGTCCATTGTAAATACATATAATGAGCTCCTGTGATATATGTAGGAATACCATTATTCATAAACCAATGCCCTTGTTCTCTATTATCAAACTCTCCTTCAATATAATCTACCCATTGATTTTTAAATTCACTAGGCATATCATTCCATTGAAATATAGATTGGATTCTTGATAGTTGTTTAGGCAACTCATGTCTTTGCCAATATTGTTCTGATTTTTTATGGTGTCTTTGAAGACACTCTTTAGGCGTTTTTGGAAGCGCAATGTGTAATCCATTGATATTATATATCTCTCCAATCTGTCCAGATTTAGATATAACCACCATGTCATATTTAGGATTATACCCATACAACCAACTCTTGTTTCTGTTTTTATTTGAAACTACAGACTTTGGAACATAGTCTTTAACTATGATATATAAACTATTTTGACCTTCTTTCTGCAAAACCTCTCTTAGTATCTACTTTTACATTTACTGTTTCATTTCCTGATAAAGCTTCTCTTTCTTGCTCAATACGATTTAATATTTCAAACGCATCAAATATGGCAAGCTTTTTGGTAGCCGCAGCATTTTTTAATCTGTCTGCTGCTAGCTCATCTTCAGGGTCAGGTTTTATTATCTCCTCTTTAGCTACCTTTACAAGTTGCTGTACCGCTCTTTCTCCAGCTTTTATGATTTCTAATTTTATTTCTTTATTTGTCATAACACTAAAGCAATTTGATGGTCAAACATTCTGTATAGCTTTTCTCCATCAACTGTAAATTCATATTCACTTTCTGGCTGAAAAGATATTTTATCACCTTCTTTTATTCCCTTTAATTTAAGATATTTATTTGGATATTTCATAATACCTATAAGCGGCTCTTCTGAAAAAGGTTTGAAGATATAAGATTCTTCAGGAGGAACAGGCTTCACAAAACAATACCTATCATGTGCATACCACTCTTCATTTTGTTTATACATAAAAAACTGGTCTTGGTCAATAAAGAATAAATCATCTTTAAAAAAACTCTTACCACTTTTCTCTCTACCCTTCATATCATAATATATTTTAAATACGTTATGATGCACCAGCAAAGTATCACCTTTTTTTATTGGACCTGAATAATCAATTGGAGTTGAAATAACCTCAGNNNNTGAAATAACCTCAGCATATCTGTTAGAAAACTTATGGTCTTCTTGAGATGTACTAATAATTAAATCTACTCCTCCAATATTTTTTGTATTATCGTATCGCTTGCCTTTTATGGGTTTTACAATAAACTGAAAAGGAGACCTCATTAAAAGTTTATATTATATTCTATAGATACTGGAATAGCTGTAGTAAATTCTTTCCATAAAATTACTACATCTCCTTCTTGGATATAAATTTTAAAAGATTGTTTTTCTAAATCGTGTTTTATTAAATGAATTGTGTGAGTGTCGTTTAAAACTTTTTGACCTACTATATAATGCATAGCCCCTGACTTATAATCAGGACCTATAGAAATTTTTCTAATGTCCATTTAATTTAATTTTATACTATGTCAGTCTTATTTTTAAAGTACCGCTTGTGTGATATAAACCACCAATTGGTACACCAGCCGCTCCCGCTGCTGTATCATCTGCATAGTTTTTAGCTACTGTTTCATCCAGTACAACCTGACTCGCTGCAGTAGCTGTTTTATTTGTAACGTGAATTGCGTTTACACTTGAAGAAGCATAACCTGCTCCAACCATAAATGCAGTTTCACCTTGACTTTGTACTGTTGCACTAACATCATTGTATGCTCCAGTAATTACACCTCTAACATCTGTACTTGCAGGAATACCCACAAGTTCATAACCAATCATCGCTGTTCTTGAAGTACCTCCAGAAATATCGTTATTTTCACCTATTAAATATAAATATTCAATACTTGAAGAAACTGTACTTCCTGTATTGCTTTTACCAATTGCAACACTATATCCATTTTTTAAACTATTACTTCTACCAATAGCTACAGCATTACCTTCATCTTCAATATTATTTCCTACTCCAATTGCTGTTGAATAACCAGAATTATCTATGGTATTGCTCTCTCCTAATATAGCGCTTCTAGTTCCATTTCGACTTATTGTTGAATTAGAACCATATATTTGTGCGTATGCACTACCTGAGCCAGATATTGTAGAGCTACCGCCTATAACTACAGTGGTACCACTTAACGTTGAAGATGAGTCTCCTACTACTAAAGAGTTCGAACCAGATGCTGTTGAAGCTGAACCGAAAACTACCGAATAACTACCTCCAACTGTATTTCCAGAACCATGAGTAAAAGAAAAGCTTCCACTTACTGTATTTGCACTACCTCCAGCAAAAGAATGATTCGCAGATACTGTTTGGTTATAACCTACTGCCACACCACCTGGCGCATTACTTAAAGTATGTGCTTGACCTATTACTGTACTAAAATTTGATGAATTACTAATTGTATTGTCATATCCAGCAGAAAAAGCATAATTTCCTCCACTTATTGTAATTTCTCTTCCTAAAGCTATAGCACCAAGTCCACTTACACTATTTGAATTACCAATAGCAATTCCTTTTTCTTGTCCATTTACAGTATTTAAATTACCTATAGCAATTTGTTCAAGCCCAATAACACCTCCACTACCTGAAGCATTGTTGTCATAACCAATTGCAATGTTTTTAGTTAAACCAGCAAAATTACTGTATCCAATAGCGATTCCATAAGTTGCATTAAATAAACCATCTCCAGGCACATTGTTATCTTTACCTATAGATATAGAATAGTCTGCTTCAGCAATACTACCTTCTCCAGCAGCAAAAGAGCTTATTCCTCCTGACCATACATTTTTTCCAAAAGCTACTGCATTTTCTCCAGTTGCTCCTTTTTCTGTTCCTACTACTGTACTTACAGAAACATCAAAAGCATTTAAACCTATGTTACCATAGTTTGCAGCATCTCTTCCTGTTTTTACAATACCATCGCCATTGCCTTCGTCTAAAACTTGAAAAGGACTTACAGCTGATGGAACAGATGTTACCCAAGATGCAGTTGTTCCGTCAGAAAGTAATATAGCATTTGCCGCTCCTATTGCCAGCTCAGATTTTTTACCTGATGAATTACCAATCCAAATACTACCATAAGTTAAGTCTTGTACTGAATCATCATCAGTCCAAAGAACCTGACCTGAAGCATTAGAAACTAAAACTTGATTAGCAGCACCAATATTCCCTGCATTATCCTTTACAGGACCACCTAACTGAATACCTCCATAAAACAATGTTTCTGTAGATGTAGTATTCCCAGATAAAGTTACATAAGCTAAAGTTGGAACTGTTACAGTGTTAGTAGCAAATAATTGACCAATAGATTGTAAAGTAATCGTATTGGTATTGTTATTATTACTAACATCAGTCCCTATTATATAATCAGTTAACTGGGGTGTTATATTAGGGTATGCGGTTGTGTTGCTAATTCTTGCCATATTATGTTATTCTTTTGGGCTCTCAGATTCTTCTTTCTCTGAGATAATTCCTGTTTCTAAATTGATTACAGAATTAGCACCATACTTTTCAACAAGCTTTTGCTCTTGTTCCTTAAACATATTTTGAATTACATCTAAGCTTTTAAGAACTCCATGTTTTTGAATTTCTAAATCACCTAACTGTTGTTTAATAATTTGAAAATCTTTGTTTAACTTTTGTAAGATTTCTAATTCTTCTTGTTCTAATTTTTTTTCTGCCATTATTATTTAATTAAAGTTTTTTACAAAATTAAGCATTATTTTTTAATCTTTATTTTCCTTTGATAATTTTACTTGCCTTTTCTGTAGTACGCCCACCAAAATAAGCTAAAACAACACTCATCATCACTTTCTCAAATGTATCATTCCATCTTTCTCCTATATAGAAAGGAATAGACTCAACACTATCCAAAATCCCCGCAAAGCTAAAAACAACAATACACCATACCAATACCAAAGGGCGAACATTTTTAGATAGCCACGAATCTGAGGCAGCATCGGCTTTCCATCTATTAGAGATTTCTTCCATCTCTTTATTCTGTTGTTCATAGATAAGTTGTTGTAGTTTGATTTTTTCTTCATTTGGAATATCTGATTTTGTTATTTCAGCTAAAGCTTCTTTTGGATTTGTAACACCTTGTAACACATTTCCAAGTGCAGGATTAATAACTGTTGCAGCACCAAATAATAGCTTACCAACTGTCGTATCTTTAAATTTTTTCTTACTCATTTCCAATTTTATTTTTTACACCAGGCGGTGGAGTAGGTTTACTTTTTCCTCCTTCTGGTATTTGTTTATTATTATTACTGCTATTATTACTTGACCTTCCTGAAGAACCACTGCTATAGTTATATTCGTTATGATAATTGTAATAATGTCTATTAAATCCATAATCATAACCCCATCCACTATAGCCACTATAATTTATTATTCTGTAATTTATAGGTCTGATTAAATCAATAGGTATTCTTAAAGTATCTCCCTTTTCATCAATAGCTAAAACGTGAGTTATTTGAATTTTAGGTTTTGGTTGTATTGTACAACCCATAATTAATAATAAGAATAATAATTTACGCATTAGTTATATCAATATACTTTGTTTTACCATCGTCTCTAACAGCTTTTAATATTCTGTTTCTATTTTTCTCTTCGTTCACATACGATACATGAACCCAATCAGGATTGTCAGACGTTCCGAACTCCCATATCATTTGGTCGAAATCTAAATTATCTTTAATCCAATCAAACATTTCTTTATTTGTTTTGTGACCATATACATCATCCAGGTCAACCGCTCTGCCCTGACAATGCTGTGACCGACTCGACCCCCCGATGGCTTGATTGAGAGCAATACTTCTATACATGCTATTTATTTTAATAGGTCCTCCAACCCACTCTCTTAATGGCTCAAACACTTTCTCTGCTAATATTTTCATATTGTTTAGTGAATCACCATCAGGAGTATTATCAATTCCTAATCTTAAAGCTGTGATTGATTTTACAGCTTCCTTTTCTGAAATATGTTTACTAATCATAATTTATTAGTTTGAGGTTGCTCTTCTTGTAGCTTGCATTTTATATCTATTGATATATTCCTGAATAACACTAGGCTCTACTTGTAGCTTAAATGATAAATCAGCTGCCCATTGACCTCTAGGTTTTTGTGTCTTACTATCGTATAAAATAATTGTGGGTACTGATTTAATTTGATTTTTAATATTTGCTGGTTGGTCCTCTAATTTAACTTTTAATATTTCAACACCTCTTAATTGTGATAAATATGCATAATCATTATCAGAGTTCCATTTTGAATTAATATGTAACAATGTCATATCTTGAGCATTAGTTAAGTAACTAACAAACAAAATAAATATTACATACATTAAATGTCTCATCTTTTATAAACTTTATCTTCTAATTCTTTTATTGATTGTTTATTGTCTAAAATATCTTCTTTTAAAACTTCAGTTGATTTTTCTATTTGAATAACATTACTTCTTATGAGTTCATCTTTTAGTTTAAACTCCATTTTTTGAACAAACTCATCACCGCTAAAATTATCAATCTGATTTCTTATATCTTGTATATCACCTTGCAATGTAAACCACATGCTAGCCAGTGATATTGTACCAGCAATAATAATCCCAATTGTTTTTAAATCGAGCTGTACGTTTGTATCCTCACCTATTTTTGTTGCCATTGAGTTCTTGTGTTTTTTTAATTGTATAAACTATTGTTGCCACTAATAAAATTATTCTTAATATATCAACCACATAATCTGCAAAAGAAAAAGCCAGTGCAGATGTGTTTAATATGTATAGTTTTAAATCTTGCATTATCTTCCTTGACCTATATAAATTTTTTTATAATTCTTACTGCCCTTACATTTGCTAGTCTTGGTTTTGGCATGAACTCCAGGTCTACGCTTTTTATTCTCACGTCTATATGTAAAAATAATCCCTTTAGCCATTTGGAGTGACGTATTCGTAAACTACCTCAATATTTTCTAGTGATGTAGTTTCATTTTCTTTGTCAAACATATAATGCAAAGATAATATATTTTAACTATCGTATGTTTGAAGACTTGCGAGCTGCTCTTCAGTGCATCCATTCGAAAACCATTCTTTAGATAACATAAGTTGAATGTGTTCTTGATTTCTGTTAAAAGAATCTTGTTGCTCTTCATTCATTGATTCTAAAGCACTAAGTTCTTCACAAATATCCCAACTATGAAAACAGTTAGTAATGTGTCTTTGAATTTCTTCTTCAGTATAACTTTCTTCTATAATACTCATAATTATTTATTTATTTATTTGAGACTTTAAATTTACGATTTCTTTTTGTAATTCTTTTATTGAGTTAACCAATATAGGAATTAAATAATCATTAGTCATTTTTAATTTATCCTCATTATTATTATCTACTATAACTGGATTTTCTCCTTCTAATTCTAAAACATCTTGTGCTAAACATCCATATCTTTCAATCCCATCAGCTTCTTCTGATTGTCTTTCTTTTTTAAACTCGTAAGAAACAGGTTTAAGTTTTTCAATAAATTCTAAACCTTTGTCAAGTTCTTTTATTTTAGTTTTATCTCTTGCATCAGAAACAGTAGTCCATCCTATTTGAATGTAAGCTGCAGTATGGGATGTATTACCCATTTGTATTTCATTCGAGCCTGTTGTTACAATACCTAATGAATTTGTTGTTGAAGCATTTCTACCTGCATTTGCACCAATTAAAATATTGTTACTTCCACTCGTTAATTCATAAGCCGCAGAAATACCTAAACCTATATTACTATTTCCAGTAGTAGCTGAAGTTGGAGCTCCCTGTCCCATCGCACTCGCACCAATAGCTATATTGTTAAAACCTGTTGAAATATTACCTCCTGAATTTATTCCCATCGCAACATTGTTCCAACCTGTTGTTATATGATATAAGTTAGCGTGTCCCACACCAGAATTATTAAATCC